TAGGTTCAGCATCTTTTAACATATTCACTAAGTGATAAGAGTCTACATGCGATGACGCTTGGTAGGCTGTGTCTCTTAGGAATATCCCATTGTTTAAAATTGGAGTTGCCATTTTTATATTTGTTTTATTTGTTACTTAATTAAAATCTCTTAAACATATTAGTTCTTGAGATGGTTTTTTGTGGTTTACTTGTTTTTGTTCTAGAATCATATTCTCTATCATCATTTACAGAAGAAGTAATTTTTCTAGACTGTTCTGTCTTCAATTGCCTTACTGTTTTTTCTACAGCTTGTTTAGTTCCTTGATCTTTAATTTTAGATTTGTATCCATCTGGATCTGAAAGTAACCAAAGTGCTTCTGCAATAAGATCATGTCTTGGTTCTACAAACTGATACTTCTCTAATAAGTGTCCAAGTAAGTTTGTAGGTTTACCAGAAATTGAAGGGTAGTTAGGTTGAACTAATCCAGAGTATAACATACTTTGTACTTTTCTATCTAATTTAAGTCCACCAATCTCACCATTTGCAAGTGTGCTGTATACATTATCTGTGTATTGTCTAGCAGCATGTTCTTGTTGTTGTTTCTTTACTTCTTGCTCTGCAAGTTGTCTAGCAACAATTTCTTCTTGCATTCTGTCTAGTTTTGGTTTAAACTGGTTAGCCTTCTGTTGAAGTCTATCCATGTCTTTCCAGTCATTGATTTCTTCTTCAATTTCTTCTGGAGTACCAAAGTTGGTAGCATATAAATATTGTCTTGCAATTTCTGCTTGATCATATTCATCTGATGGATCTAATTGTCTCATCTCTTCTACTTGTGCAAGAGTTCTAAATAAACCTTTAAGGTCTTGTCCACCATCTGCTACATATTTAGCTGCATATTGAAGCTCTTCAGGTAATGCATTAAAGAACTCTTTTGGAGTATTTTCTCTAATTGCATTTTCTCTTTCTTGAAAGTTTGCTTCAAATAGTTCTCTAAAATCTTTTGTAGTATACTCTTCTAATGGTTTATCATCATCAAAAGGAACTAAAGAACCATCCTCAATCATTTTACTTGCTAGTTCAGCAAGACCTGATTTATCAACCTTTGGTCTTCCTTTATTACCAGCATCTTCTTCTTGAGTGATTAAACTATCTAGCTCAGCTATAGTTTCTTCAACTTCTTCTTTCTTTGCTACCTCTTCTTTAGTGGTAGGCTTGTCAAGGAACGTAGTGTCTACTGTTTCTTTTGAAAACATAGACTTGGGTTTTTCTTCTTCATCTGCTGGTAGCATCACACTGTCTGCTCCCGGCATTCCAAAGATCTCATCTATATTTACATCTACCTGACCTACCGTTGTAGAGTCTTGCACTTGATCTTTATCAAGTATGTTGTCTAGTTCTTCCATGTTTGTTGGTTTTGTTTATAATTTAATATAAGCAATAAACTTGAAAAATTTATAATAGGAAAATTTATTTTTTGCACTATATAGCTAAGTGTTATTTCTTATTATTCTTATTATCAAATCTATTCTTATTTTCCTGTGCAATTTGTAATTGTTTATCAGCTATTTCTTTCTGAGCTTGTAGTTTTTCTCTTTCAATATCCATCTTTTGAGACTGTCTTGCATTCTCATTAATTTGTTTCTCTCTTTGAATATCTGTTTGAGATTGGTATTGTTCAGTTGCTCTAATTTCTTTCATAGCATCTGAATAGTCTGATATTTCATTTTTATTTACATCAGCCATTGCTCCGTAACCAGCTGCTCTAATTTCTGCAACTAAGATATCTCTTTGTCTATCTTTTTCTTTTTCAGCAGCAGCTGCATCAATTTTCATTTTTTCTATCTCTTGTTGAGACTTAGCTTGTTCTTGTGCCATTTGTTGTTGCTGCTGCATCTCTTGCTGTTTTTGTTGAGTTTGTTTATCCTCAGAAGCTTTAAGAGCATTATTAAGCTCAGCAATTGAATCAGACTGAACAATCTTACCTAAATCATAAATGGATGCGCCTGTAGTATTATTTTGCATAGCCATTCCTTTTAACTGCTCAAGAACAGATCTATGGTTTGCCGTAGTGCTACAGAAGATATTAAGATCTCTCATTAAAAGATCTGTACCATTAATCTCAAAATTAACTTTTTCATCTGCTGATGTAGTATATGTTAATCTTGCTGATGGTTTAGTAGAGTTATAATACTGAGCTAAGTCAGTTCTCATCTGATGTACCCTTGGCATTAAATAATCACAGTGTTGAATAAAGAATACTTCTGTTTGAGCATATGATGCTGCAGTAGCTTGTTCAATACCAGTAGCAGTCATTTGAGATAACTGCTGACCCATTCTTTGTTGATTAACACCAATTACTTCATAAGCCTGTTGCTTAAAGTGATTAGCCAACTGAATTCTAGACATTAATCTTTCTGTCTGAGATAGATCTAGTTTTTGGAAATGCTGGAAGTTTAATGAGTTCTCAGTATTTGTAATAGATGTATCTAATGGTAACATCTGGAAGTTCTTCATTGCAACATATGCCTTAGCATAGTTTCCTTTACCCCAGTCTTCACCAAGTGAATGCTTAGGTAAGGTATTCTGATCTAACATGATAATGGTACCAAGCTCATCTACAAGAATATCTGCAATCTGATTATTTACAATATTGTATCCAATCTGATATGGCTTCATTAAGTCTATTAAAGCTGTAGACTTTGTATTTCTATCTGAAAATACTGCTCCTTCTACAGGAAGCTTACATCCATATAAACTTTGGTCTCCTTTAAACTGAAATCTTAATGGTCCAATTTTGTTTCTTTGAATACCAATATAAATAGGAGAGAACCCACCCGGATTATTCATACCCCAGAATGAAGGAATATTTGGTCCAATTTTAATTCCTCCCCATACCTCATTAATCCAGATCCAATCAATGTGTTCTCCAAATACTAAATTATCTTTTGTCTTATTCTTAAATAATCTAGTATCATAAACTGGTTTATCTGTTACCTGATAGTCTTCTGTGACTACTTCATTGGTTACTTCACCTTCTTCTGTAATTTTAGTAAGATGCCCCACTTTTCTTTGAGACTTCCAGTATGCTTGAGTTACTCTAAGTAAGTATGCAGTACCTTGGTCAAAGTAATCTTCTCCCTGAGAAAGAATTTGATTTATAATATCACCACCATCAGTAATTGAATTTGCTCTAGCTGTAGTATATTGTCTATATGCAAGAGAAGGCATATTAACATTCCATTCATGAGATTTTGTTCCATCATAGTATGTACCGTCATTTTGATAACCACCAACTATATAACCACCGGATCTAATAGGATAGACTGCTTCTAAAGCTTTTAATTGCTCTTCACTCATGATATATCCAAATTTGTCAATTACATCTGACACAGTGAACATATCTATTTTACCTACCCAGTTACCTTGAGAAATGTATCTAGCATCTGGAGACTTGTGATAAAAAGTAACTACAGGATTCCATAGTTCTACTTCATAATCATCTTCCATCATATTAAAGTGCCAGAACTCTCTATCTGTGATAAGCATGTCTCTAAAACCTCTTTCCTCTAACTCATCAATTTTAAACTTCTCCACATCTACTTTATGTTGATGAGAAGCCCATTGCTCTATCATTGATCTATAGTCTTTCTTAAAGAAAGCTTCTATCTCTGGAAGTGTTTTAAGATTTTCTGGTGATGTTTGTTGCTGTGCTTCTGGAGAATCTGGATCTAATCCTTGTTCTAATAAAGCTGTAACAATTTTCATTTGAGCATCTGCCAAAAGAGTTTCTTCTACCATCTTTCTTTTTTCCTCTAGCATCTCATTATATGAGAACTCATCCATTGCTCTATATGTAAGCTTTGTAGATCTTTTAGCAAATTCAGCTACTAAGACATTAATAACATTTGGAATAATAGGGTAGAACTTTAATTCTAATGCTGTTGCTTCTTCTCTTGTAAGTAATTCTACAATGTCTTTGTATTCATTATTCTCTTCAATGATGTAGTCTGTTCTATCTATAATACCTTTTGCAAGCTTATAGTTTTTCATTAGTCTTCTCGCATTTCTTCTGATTTGCTTAAGACCATTCCATTCTAACCAGTCTAAGTTCCAAGCAGCCCATTCTTCATCCTTATCTTTTTTAGATAAGAACTGCAAAGGTTGGGTAACACTACCCATCCTGTTTTGATCTACCTTAGCTCCTTTCTTTAACTGTAATGCGTTATATACCTGCATAGTTACTTTATATTTTTAAATGGGGATTTTTTAAACACTGACCCATTTGTTAATCTACCGTTGTTACCCATATGCCTAAATGGACTACTATTTAATTTAAACAAATTTTCTGACTTTTGCAAGTTTTTAGCTGCATCATCCATAACAGTTCTTTTAGCATATCCTCTATTTGATTGTTGAATTCTCATGAAAGCAACCAATGCTGTAAATGCTACAAGTCTATCTACGTTGAGTCCTTCCACATATTCTTGCATCTCTTTGATTAACATGGGATCTGGAATTCTTTCTATTCCATATTTAGTTCTTACTATTGTTCCATCCGGTTTTGTTTCTGTATCCAGCTCTTCTTTGCAATACTCAATAACATAACTAAGCATGTGAGCCTTAAACAAGTTGCCCGTGTTTCTCCAACCATACTCCTGGTAAACGTTAGTATTTGCACCAAGATCTTTAAGGAACATAATCTGTCCTTTTGGTACAAGATATCTTTGTTTCTTTCTAGATATCATATATTGTATAAACAAGGATACGTTGCTTTCTATAAGTGCCCATGCATTATACCACTCTATTATTAGTTCTAATCTCTGGTGAGTTTTATTAATATCATCAAATCTACCACACCATGCAGCTACTATTCTATCTTGTTCTAGGTAAGTCTCTGTTTCTATACCAGTTACTTTAGTTACTTCTACTGGTGCTTTCATCACATATATAGAACATAGTGATTCTGAAGTAGTTGTTTTACCTTCTGACACGGGGTCAATAGATGCATAATACTGTCCAAAGGTTGGATCTTTAATTGGTCTTTCCCAAACAACAAGAGTTCCTGTTTTATCTTCTAGTTTTTTAGATACAGGGAACTGCATAATAGGAAGCTTATTTGTTTCCTTTACTGCAGGTTTACCATTCT